ATGCCGCTCGCCCGCATCGATCTTCGCAAAGGCAGAACCGCTGACTACCGCCAGCAGGTCGGCGAAGTGATCTACCAGGCCATGCGCGCGGTAGGCGTGCCGGAAAACGATCGCTTCCAGATCTTCCAGGAACACGAGCCCGGCACGCTCATCTACGACGCCGGCTACCTGGGCGTGGACCGCACCGACGACTTCATCTGCATCCAGATCACCTGGAACGAAGGGCGCACACTGGAACAGAAGCAGGCGTTGTACCTGGGTATCGCCAATGGCCTGCACGCGGCGGTGGGCATCCGCCGCGAGGATGTGTTCATCAACCTGGTGGAAGTGAAGAAGGAAAACTGGTCGTTCGGCAACGGCGCGGCCCAGTACGTCGGTTGATGCGCCAAGCGCGTGCACGCATGGCGTGGATCTACACCTCGCTGCCCACCTGTTCGCCCTCGGCCACGGCTGCGCTGCTGGCCGCCTGTACGCCTTCGGCGCTGTTGGGCTGCTCGCACTCGATGCGGGTGACATAGCCCTCGTTGCCCAGGTTGTGCTCGGCGCTCTTGACCAGCCATGACCCGTCCACGCCCTCGCGGAAGCCCTGCATGATGACGGTTGCCTCGGCCATCAGCGTTTCGCGGCCGGGCAGCGTGTAGGTCAGCGTGCGCTTCTGTCGCGCGTGTTGCAGATGCCGGGCGCGCGCCGCGGCTTCCGCGGCTTCGCGGTCGGAATAGGCCATGCGCAGGCGCACGATGGGTTCGCCGGAGCCAACCTTCACCTCCTGGCGCTTGGCACCGCGCACATCGCGGTAGTAGGCGATGGTGGTGCCCGCGTCTTCGCGTGCAGTAATGCTCACCTGGTAGGCGCTGCCATCGGCCGGAGTGAGAACGACATCCGGAATGCGCTCGCCGCCGGCGGTGGTCGATTCGCCGCGCTTGACCATCAGCAGGCGCCCGCCACCGGGCTTGGCGATGGCGTCGTACTGCTTGGCCAGGCGCAGCAGCAGGTTCATGTCCGACTCCTGCGACTGCACGGTGAGCGGCAGCACGATGCTGGCCAGCGCTTCGCTGACCGCAGCCGCCAGGCCGTGCTCAGCAGCCATGCGCTCCACCATGGCGCCCAGGGTCGTGCCCTTCTTCCAGGTGCGGGTCTTCTGGGTCTGCAGATCGCTCTTGCCGCCCTTGCTGGCTTCGAACGGTGCCGCACGCGCACGCAGCATCATGCTGCCCGGGTAACCGGAAATCTGCACTTCATCGCAGATGTACAGACCCATGCGCCGCACCTGGCCGTCGTAGCCGATGAAGGCTTCCAGCTCAGCGCCCAGCGGCGGCAGCTGGATCGGATCGGACGGATCGTGGTCGGCCAGGTGCAGTTCCAGCATGTCCGAACTGATGCCGGTCTCGTCGGTGATGCGCAGCGACTTCAGGCGCGATGTGATCTTGTCGGTGATGTCCTCGTTGTTGGCCACCACCTTGAAGCTCGGTGCGATGTTCAATCCCACAGGGCCACCCCCCTGCGTTCGCTGGCCGGGCGCTGCACGTCGGGCAGGGTGATCGCCACGCCTGCGCCCAGCACCGGGCCACGGGCGGCCAGCCCCGGGTTGGCGTCGAACACGGCACGCAGGATGGCCGGTGATTGTTCGCCGTAGTGCGCATAGGCGATACGGTCGACGACGTCGCCGTCGCGGGTGTTATACGTTCGTGCCATCACTGTGCTTCCTCAGGGAGAGGGTGAATTCGTGCCGCTGGACCTCGGCGTCGGCCGTGAATCCGGAGGCGGTGGTGTCGATCTTCTCGATGACCCACAGCCCCAGGTTTCCGCCCTTGCCGGTCAGCAGCCGCTGTGGCTCGCCCTGCGCGGCCATGCTGCGCAGCTGCGAGAGCTCGTTGCCGGTACCGCGGAACGGGTAGTGGATGACGCCAGGCAGGGTCAGGGTGGTCTTGCCTGGGCCGGTGTACTGCAGGGCATCCATCTGCCCGATGCGGTCCTGTGCGGCCCAGCCATACTCGTTGCTCTGCTGCAGCGTCTGGAACACCGCGGTGTTGAGGCTGAACTTGAAGCCGCCCAGCATCAGCAGCACCGGCGCATTGCCGGAATCGTTGGTTTTGAACTGCGACAGCAGCTTGTCTACTGTGCCGGTTACGAACTCGCGCTTCATGATCAGTTCCTGTCTGCGAGGCCACTGCGGGCGGCAACGGCGTTGCGGCGCTGCAGCTCGTCGGCGGTGCGGCGTGCGAGGGCATCGCCGGATTCCCCTGGCTGCTGGTGGATGGTGATGTTGTTGGTCTGTTGCTGCTGCACGTTGGGCACCACGCGCATCGATGGCGAAGGCAGGGCAGGGGCTGCGCGGCCCTGGGCGCCACCGAGTTCGACCGGGCGCCTGCCAGCGGCATCTCCGCCCACCGCGGCCACGCCTGCGATGGCACCTGCTGCCGAACTGGCTCCCGCTGCGCCGGCGCCGACGGCGGCACCGAGAGCCGGGCCCTCACCCCCGCCGAAGCCGAGCTTGTCCATGACCCAGCCCACGCCTTCCAGAACCGGCTTGAGCTTTGCCAGGATGACATCGAAGGCAGCAGTCGCCTTCTCGCTGACGAAGTCCCAGGCCGCGCCCAGCGATTCGGTGATGAAGCCGGCCACGGTGCCCAGCAGTTCACCCAGCCAGACCACCGACTGCACCACGCCACCGATGACCTCGATGACCATGCGGAAGTTGAACAGCAGGGCCTCGCCGACCACCGCGCCGATCTCGGCCACGCGTGACAGTTCGTTGCCGGTGTACTGCGCCGGTTCCATCAGCCTGGACAGCCAATCCCAGGCCTGGCTGATCAGTCCGCTCATCACTTCCCACGCGGGGCGCAGTGGTTCGACGGCACGCATCAGCTCCCCCATCGCTGCGCTGCCGGCATTGCTGAGCCCATCCCAGACACCGCCCAGGAAGGCCTTGATCGGCTCCCAGTACTTGCGCACCAGGATGGCGCCGGCCGTGATCGCGGCGATGGCGATCGTGATCGGACCACCGCCGATGGCGGCCACGGCAGTGGCGACCACACGGAAGCCCGAGGCCAGGCGCATGGCCATCGGCCCGAAGCGCCCCATCTGTGCCAGCAGGCTGCCGCCACGGAACAGCTCGAAGGCCTTCTGCGCGGCCAGGATCGGGCCCTGCAGGAAGGTCCACGCGTAACGCGCGCCGAGCACCGCCGTGCGCATGCCCAGCATGCCCACCACGATCTGGGTGGTGTTGGCGATCAGCTTCGGGTTTTCCTGCACGAACGAGGTCACCCCGTTCAGCAGATCGGTCAGCTTCAGCGCTGCTTCGCCGACGGCCGGTAGCAGCGCCGCACCGAAGGCCTTGGACAGGTTGTCCACGGCGATCTTCGCGCCTTCGATCTTTTCCGGATCGGTCTGCATCGCGTTGGCATAGGCCGCATCGGTCGTGCCCGCCGACCCGTTCAGTGCCTGGTCGCGGATGCGGATGTACGTATCCCAGTTCTCGATCATCGGCTGGACGAAGTTCTTCGCCTGGGCATCGCCGAACAGTGCGCCGATCTTCTTCTGGTCGCCCGCGGTGGCCTGGATGATTCCCTGCATGGCGGCATCGAAGGGATTGCCCCCGTTCGTCTGCGCGTCACCGATGATCTTGCGCAGATCCAGGTTGAGGCTCTTCTTCGCCTTGTTCTGCAGCTCCGGCGACAGCACGGCCGACATGAAGTTCTTCATGTTGCTGGCGGCCTTGTCGGCACCGCCGGCCGAATCCAGGGTGGCCTGCAGAGCCGCGCCGAGGGTGGCTGCCGCCGAGGTGCCCTGCAGTTTCATCGCTTCGAACGAGGAGCCCAGGGTGGGCAGCACGGCGGCCATGTCCTTCAGGCCCAGGCCGCCCTGCCGGCTGTTGACCACCAGCACGTCCAGCGCGTTCTGCATGCGCGACGGATCAATATCGAACGACTGCTGCAGGGCGGCGGCGGCCTGGGCCACATCATCGATGCTGGCGCCGGTGACCGTGGTGGTCCGCCCGACGGCGCCCAGGCTGGCCTGGGCCGACTGCGCATCCATGCCGGCATCGATCATCAGCCTGATCGAGCGCTGCAGCGTGTCGGCGCCCTGGTTGGTCGCGCGCGACTGCTCCAGGATCGCCTGGCCGAGCGCGCTGACCTGGGCACGGCTGAGGTTGGCCGCCACGCCGATCTGCTGGTTCTGGCGAGCGAAGCCGGAGGCGTTCTCGACCGGCTTGGCCAGTGCGGTGACGGCGCTGCCGAGCGCGCCGCGCGCCTCGCCGAAGGCCGAGCCGAGCGTGCCGCGCTTCTCCAGATTGGCGGCGCGCTTTGCCTCGATACTCTCCAGTGCCGCCTGCGAGGCACGCAGAGCATCGACCTGGGTACGCATGCGGGCGTACTCCTTGCTGGTCGTACTGATGCGGGCGAGCCTGCGATCCAGCAGGGTCACCTCGGTGCCGAGGCGCTTGATGCCATCGTTGGCGAAGGAGAAGGCGTCCTTCAGTGACTTGGACACTTCGCCGCCGATCGTGATCGTTGTCGTTTGAACGTTATTGGCCATTTACCGGCAACCCCTGAATCCACCAGATGAACTTCGACACCCGCAGCGTCATGATCTCGCGCAGGCCCCAGCCGGTATGGCCGGCCAGGGCAAGCGTTCCCTGCCTGATCTGCGGCAGGGTCAGGTGGTAAAAAGCGCGACGCCGGCCTGCAGGCGGGCGTAATCGCGCAGCGGCATCTTGCGCACGTCGTCCGGTGCGATCTCGCACAGGTTGGCGATCATCCGCACTTCGCGCTGGGCGTCGCTGCCCTTGTCGTCCTGGTAGCGCTCCATGTCTTCCACGGTGGGTTCGCGCATGCGCAGCACGGCGGTTTCCATGCCGTTGACCTGGCGCGGGCGGGTGAGGGTGATCTCGGCGTAGCCGTCGCGTTCGATGACGGTGCCGGCGGCGGTCTTGGTCTTGCTGGACATGGATGCGTTCCTGGTTCGAGGGTGATGCGGAAAGCCGGGGGCGCAGCGCGCCCCCGGTGTACTTCGTTGCGGCGGTGGGCTCAGATGCCCAGCGCGCCGCGGATGCCGGCCAGTGCATCCACACCGCCCTGGCGGGCGATCATGTTGACCACGTCGATTTCCTGCACGACCTGGGCGCCATGGGTCAGCTTGTAGTAGCTCAGCGCCAGGTTGACCTTGATCGTGCCCTTCTCGCCGACCTTGGTTTCGCCGCGGTCCAGCAGCTTCACCTTGCCGCGCATGTTGTGCACGACCTGGGTCACTTCGCCGTCATCGCCTTCCAGCGCTTCGCGGGCGGTGAAGCCGTATTCCTTGCTTTCGATCACGTGGAACTTGCTCATGATCTCCGCGTCGTCCGAAGCGAACTCGACATCGGCGGTCAGCTTTTCATGGCCCAGCACGATCTCGGTGGGGGCCAGCATGCCGCCGGCCTGGAAGTCCTCGGTCTTCAGCGACAGCTTGGGAGCGGTGAAGGACATCACGCTGCCGGCATAGCCCTTGCCATCGACGTAGAAGTTGAAGTTCTTGCGAATCTTGCGCGCCATGCTTAGAAGATCTCCGAGACGTAGTTGTTGTTCATGTGCATGCGGAAGGTCAGCTGCTCACCCGGGTAGGTCGGGGTGAAGTCGAAGTCCCAGTAGAAGCGGCCCTGTGCCACGCTGTCGGCCGCGTTCAGTTCGGGGTCGATCCAGCAGTTGCCGCCCAGGATCGCGCCCTGGGTCTTCAGCCCGCGCAGGAAGGCATTGACGCCCTCGCGCACGTCATCGACGTAGGTCTTGCTGATGCCGCGATCGACGGCCCACAGGTGGGCGGCTTCCAGGCTGTCGGCGATGATGTCGGCGGTGCGCACCACGCACAGGAACTGCCACTTGGCGTCGGTGCTGGTGGTGCGGTTGCCCCACAGGCGGAAGCCGCCTTCGCGCACCACGGTCGCCACGTTGGCCTGGTTCAGCAGGTTGGCGCGGCTGGTCGCATCGGACAGGCCGAAGTCGATGGCACGTGCGGTACCGACGATGCCGTTGAGCTCCAGGTTGGACGGCGAAGCCCACCAGCCGCGTTCGTTGTCGCTGCGGGCGATGGCGCCGGCCACGGCACCGGAGGCGTAGCGGGTGACGATGGTGTCGCCGGACTGCACCAGCAGTGCCGGGTCGACCACGTAGACGCGCTTGGAGCCGGTCAGTGCGGTGCTGGTCTTGGCGGCGTCGTCGTTGCTGTTCGGGCCGTCCTTGACGATGATCGCGCGCAGCTTGTCGGCGATGCCGAGCAGCTCGGCCACGACCGGGTTGGCGAGCACGGTGTCCGGGCTGGCCGGATCGGTCGGGTGCTGGTGGGTGAAGCCCGGTGCGACCAGGATGCGCGGCTTCACGCCGACGATGGACTTGGCCGCCAGCAGGGCATGCACGCCCTTGTAGCCGCCGGTCTGCGCGTCCACGCCGCCAAGCACGTTGGCCAGGGTGGCGCTTTCGTTGGCGCCTTCCTCGACGCGGATGACGACAGCGACGGCACTGGCCTGGTTGAAGATCGAATCGAGCGCGCCGGGCAGGGTGCCCGCTTCGGTGCCGGCCTTCGCCGACAGCTTGGCGGCCTGCGACGGCGAGGTCACCAGGACGGGGGTGTTGATGGGGAACGCTTGGGCGTCAGCCAGCGGCGCGGTGCCGACAATGCCGATCACGCTGCTGGACGCGATGGCAATCGAACGGGCACCGGTGTCGATGTTGACGACCTGTACGCCATGGAGAAAATCGGACATTCGGGGTTTTTCCTCGGTGTGGTGGTGTGCCGCAGATGCAGGCGACGGGGATATGTTCGGAGAAGCGGGCCGCGGCGATAATTGCAGCCGTGGCCCAGTGGGATCAGACCCAGCCGGAGGCGCTGACGCTGGCGTTGAAGCTGGAAATCTGTTCCGGACCACCCGCGCGGCGCAGGTGGACGTTCACGGCTGTGGCGGCGCTCTCGAAGCTGGCGGAGCGCGCGGGCACGCTGATGGAGACGCCTGCGGACCGGGACGTTGCCAGCGAGACGAACGAAGGCGCACTGGTGCTGAAGTTCGCCGCACCAGGGTTGCTTGCGCTGAACTGCACTTCGTACTCGCCTGCGTTGGCGCCGGAGGCAAGCCAGCGCCCGGATGCCACCACCGAGTTGCTGTTGTTGCCGCCGCCCGTGATGCTCCTGCGGATGCTGTACGTACCATCGGACAGCATGTCGATGGAGATGGAAGCCGAAGCAGATCCAGAAGAGTTCGTCTTGGCACCGTTGCTTGCCGAGAAGCCCTGGCCGTGGAACGGCAGCCGATAGCTGGCGGTCCCCTTGGCTGCCCAGAGGTTGGACACATCCATGCCGCCGACGCGATGGCCTACGTCCGGCCTCTTGCTGCCGTACTGGATGTGGGCATAGCGGCGACTCAGGTCGGAGCCGCCAACGCGGCGGCCCGAATCCTGGGCTACCGGGCCTTCGGCGTAGGCATCGAACAGGTCGTCGAAGTCGGTGCCGCCGGATCGATATCCACTGGGCATGTCAGCGCTCCGCCTTCAGGGCGCGGACTTCAGCGGCGAGCTCCTGGATGGCCTTGGCCATGACCGGCAGCAGCTGGTCGAGCTTGACCGACGCCACGCGTTCGCCCTCGAACTCGATGCCTTCCAGGTCGACGGCTTCCGGCACCAGTTCAGCCAGCTGCTCGGCAACGAAGAACAGCCTGCGGCGACCATCGCCGTTGTAGCTGGTCTTGTAGTGGCCGGAGGCCAGCTCCATGCGCTCGACGTCGGCGAGGCCGTACGGGACGACGCTGTCGATCTCCTTCAGCTTGCGCGAGGAGCCGATGTCAAAGCCGCCATTTGCGCTGGCTGCGCCGACTACATTGAGGTTTCCGTACTGATCGATACGAAGCTGCTGTCCTACGCTCCCACCGACGCCGCCAAATCCAATATTCGTTCCACCCGAGGTCATGTAGATGCCGCAGGTGAGCCCACCATCGGTCATTCCGTAGCCGCCGCCGAAGCTGCCGCCAGTACGGAAGCCAAAGCTGGATACTCCGGTTCCAGGATTCGGCGCGGTCGGGTAAGAGTCGATGTTGCCTGTTTCAGTGATGCGCCCGGTTCGACGCTGTGAAACGTTTGCGACGGCTGCGTAGAACACGTGGCCGCCGGTGCCGCCGCCGCGATAATTGATGTACTCGGAGCAGCCGTAGCCGTTCTCGCCGCCGAGTTGATTCCAGAGGATCTCGGTTCCGTATGCATCGTGCGGGATGCGGATCCGCAGTGGGCGCAGCTCGCATGGCATGTTGATGTACGAACCGCGCATTTCGATCGGCGTGAAGTCGCTCTCTGCGTCATTGACGCCTTGGATCACGCTTCGACCGTCGAAGTCCATGACCCGTAGCATGCGCTCTGCGCCCGCGGCCATCCTTACAGCATTGTTGACCCGGAGTGCGCCGGACATGGCATCGCCAGTCTTGTTCACTTTGCCGGCCGGATCGAAGTTGCCACTCGTCCAGACGTTGCCGCCTGCATTGATCGTGGCCGTATACCCACCTTCCACGTTCTTGAGCGAGAACGACGAACCACTCTTGAACAGGTAGCTGTCGCCCGAGCCGAAGTACATGACACCGTCGGTCGCGACGTTGCCCCAGCCGGAGAGCCGCAGCGAGTTGCTCTTGATGCTGACGGCACCGGTGAACGTGCCGCCGGTGAGGTTGATCTTCGAATCCGGCGCGAAGTTCCCCGCATGCCACATCGCCGATCCATTCCAGCGCGGGCCATCACCGTGCTTGATGGTGAGCTCGCTGCTGGCGCCGCGGTCAGCACTCCACACGCGCCACAGTCCGGTGTTCGCCCAGCCGCCGATGAACGACTGTTCGGTGCCGGCGCTGCCGAATCCCACCAGGGGCGAGCTGCCCGCGATGAACTGCTGGTCGGTGAACGTGTTGCCCGCCTTCGACGCCTTGCCATCCAGCGCGGCCTGCAGCCCGGTCACATCGGTGATCACATGCTTGTGGCCCACCGTGGCGAAGTCGCCGGCCAAGGCGAACTCGGAGGCGTGCTTGCCATCCAGGGTATCGGCGTCCAGGCCGTTGCCATGGCCGGTGTCCTTCAGCGCTGCGCTCTTCAGTTCCAGTGCGGTGCGCGCAGCCGCAGTGCTGCCCGCCGAAAGCAGGGTTCTGGCCAGCGCGGTCGGTGCGGCGGCGCCAAAGCGCTTGTCGGTGTATGCACGCATGCCGCGCGGCGTCAGTGCGCGCTGCGTGTCGGCGCCCTCCTCGGCTTCGGTATTGGTGGCCAGCTCGACCACGCCCACGACTTCGGTGGTGGCCGGCGGATAGATGAAGCCGGCATCGCCGAACTGGATGAGGGCGGTGTCGATATCGCTGAATCGCGTATCGGTGGCGAGCAGCAGCATCGAGGCTGCGGTCTTCTCCATGATCGGATCGGGCTGGCCGTAGCTGGCGAACAGCGTGCCATCGGCCAGGTACAGGCCAAAGCCGCGCAGCGAGTACGCGGTGGCACTGTCATCGCGGATGGTCACGTGCACCGTGTCGTCACCCACGGCCTGGCCGCCGAAGGTGGCCACGCGCTTGATCTCGCCGGGCAGGGCGGTCAAGCCGGCCGAGGGCGTGAAGGCCGTCGAGGTCAGGCCGATCTGGGTGACCAGGACGGCATTGGTGCCCGTGTTGGGTGTGTTGACCAGCTTGGCGAAGCCGGCGTCGGTGATTTTCAAGCGCATGCGGGGTTTACTCTCCGATCAGTTGGATGCGGCGGAAGGCCGTGGCGTGGGCGCCTGCAAGTGCGCCGACGGTGGCGTCGGCCTGCATGCCCTGGGTGAAAGTGAAGTGCGATCGCACCGGCTTGGTCCGGCTGATCTCACCGATGACGTCGTCGACGAACATGGCGGTGGCGGCCTGCCCGCCCTGGTTGGCGATGGTCATCACGGCTTCGAACGTGTGCGGTGGCCCTTTGGGCTGCAGTTGCCACCATTCGCGGATCAGGACCGACCCGCCGAACGCTGCGACCACATCGCGGACGCTGCCGGCGGTGCCCTTGCGGCGCTGGATGGCGATGGCCGTACGTACGCGCGCGCGCTTCACCGCTTCGGGCCAGTACGCCTTCCATTCGTCCACCGACAGCGCCCAGGCCAGCCACGGCAGCAGCGCTGCCGGGCAGCGGTCGGCATCCCACAGCGCGGTGATGTCCACCGGCAGCGGTCGCGCGATGATGGCGCGCGCCAGGCTGCGTTCGGCGTGGGTGGCATTGGGCGGCATCAGGTTGGCCGCGCGCGGTACCACGATCTGCGCGTCACCCTCGATGATCACGCCCGGTGCCGGGGCGGTCGCCAAGGTGATCGTGCCGCCGCTGATCGCGCCGTTCTGGATCCGCTGCCGGCCCAGCGCATCGGTGCGATACACCGCCTGCAGCGTGGCCAGTGCACCACCCGGGTGGCGGAAGACACGATTGCGACCGTCGACCACACCGCCCAGCCGTGCGTTGATCAGGCGCGTGGTGGCGTCATTCATCGTTGCCGCCGTGGACCAGGGTGATGCCGGTGCAGTGCGTGGCCTGGGTACGGTCCACCACCACGTCATCGACCGGCATGGTCAGCTCCACGCGCTGTACGCCCACGGCATGCAATGCGGCAAACAGACCGGAACGGGTCACGTCGCGACCCAGGCGATGCGATTCGGCGATGTAGCGGTCCAGGCGGGCGCGTGCCTCGGCCAGCACCACCTGCGAATCGGGGCCGGCGAAGGTGTGCAGCGTAGCCTCGACGCGGTAGTCGACGATGGTGGCCGAGCGCACCAGGACATGGTCGGTAAGCGGCCGCACATCGTCTGCGCTCAGTTTCACTTCAACGATATCCAGCAGCGCCTGGCTGGCGGCACCATCGGCTTCGCGCGACAGTACCGATACCACGACTTCGCCTGGCGTCGCGCTGGTGGCGCTGGCGTCGAGCACGCGTGGATCCGCACTGAGCGCGTGGAAGACGTAGGCACCTTCCGGCCCGGCCACGCTGAACCCCTCCGGGCCCAGCTGGATGCGGCGGCGGAAGTCCTCATCGCTTTCGTAGGTGGGTGCGATGCCTTCCTGCGGCTTGCCCGCATCCAGCACCTGGCGGGCCACGCCGAAGATCGCGGCCAGCTGGTCCAGGTCGCTGCCCACGGCATAGGCCAGCATCACGCCACGGGCGGCGTCGTTGACGCGCTGGCGGTCGAGCAGGCGCAGGTAGGTGCAGACCTCCAGGATCTTGAAGGCCGGGTCGGAAGGCAGCAGGGCGTCGAAGGTCGGGTCGAGCGCCTGCAGGGCGGTCAACGATTCATCGAACAGGGTTTCGAAGTCCAGGACTTCGATGACTGCCGGGGGCGGCAGCTGGGAAAGATTGACACTGGTGAATGAGCCGGATGCCACGGTCAGCGAACCTCGATTCCTTCGATGGTGAGGGCCTCGCCGTCGGGCAGATGGATTCCGGTCACTGCCAGGATCATCACGCCAGGGGCGGGGATGGACACGTCGACGTTCTCGACGTGCAGTCGCGGTTCCCAACGCGCGAGCGCGTCGACGGTGGCCGCGGTGAGGTCCATGCGCAGCGACCGGTTGGTCGGCGCGTCGATCAGTTCGAACACGCGCGAGCCGTACTCGCGGCGCAGGACCCGTGAACCCAGGGGCGTGGTGAGAACGTCACGCACGGATTGATGCAGATGGGCCAGCCCATCCAGGGATTTGCCGGTGTTGGCGTCGATTCCTCGCATGGTCTCTATCGTCGTGGAGTAGGGGTTTTCAGGGCATTGCAGGGGTGGCCCGTCATGCCTGTGCAGGCGTGGTCGGTGCGGTCGGGCCCTGTGCGGTGTGCGTGTGTGCCTTCAGGCCGATCGCGCCGGCCTTGACTTCGCCCGGCGTGCTGATGTCCTTGCCGGCGGTGATCGCGCCGCTGACTTCCAGATCGCCGGTTACCTGCACCGAGGGCGTGTCGAGCAGCACCGATTCACTGGCATGCACTTCGGCGCGGCTGCAGTTGACGATCACCTGGCCGGTGCCGACGGTGACGGTCAGCGTGCTGGTCTGGCGGTCGTACTCGACAAGGCTGCCGTCGGCGTACTGCGTGCGGTGGATCTGGCGTGAGTCGGCTGGCGCGGGGAAACGATCCTGGTGCAGGCTGCCGATCACCACGGCCTGGCCGGGATCGCCGTAGGGGCAGGCCAGCACCACCTGTTCACCCGGTTCGGGTGCACACCAGCTGCGCACGCCCGGCCCGGCGCGTTGCTCCACCCAGGGGATCCAGTCGGTGAGCATGCCGTCGGCATCCACGCGCACGCGGCCCTGTGCATCGTCCAGTTCGCGTACCACGCCGAGCATCAGCAGGTTGCCGATCAGGCGCGATTGTTCGGCGCTCATGGCGCACGCTCCGGCAACGGCTGGTAGTCATCCTCGTGCGCACGGCCGATGTCCGGTGCGAAGCTGAAGGACGCCCGCGGTGTGACTCCATCGTTGTCCTGCCATGCGCTGCGACCCAGCGCGACCGGCAACGTCCATTCGACGATCCAGGCCGGCGCCGCGTCAGGCGTGGTGCTGGTGGCGGCCGGCAGTGCGGCGATCACATCGATGGCATCACTGGGCGCGCCGGGAAAGCGGCCCAGCTGGTGCAGCCAGCTCGCCAGCGCTACGGCGGTACTGCGCAACTGCAGGGATGCGCCGGGCGTGCTGTCGGCCACGCTGATACGCGCCTCGAAGCGCAGCGCGGCCTTCATCTGGCCATCGCCATCAAGGTTTTCCCGGCTGCGGTCGCACCGTGTCATCGACAGCAGGCAGGCCGGCATCGGCGGTGTGTCGGTGGCGCCGCTGCGGTAGAACTCGACGGTCGCAAAATCGGGGAAGGCGATACGGATGGCGGCCTCGATCGCGGCGTGCAGCGCATCCAGGTTGAGTGGAGAGGTGTCGTTGGCCATGTCAGCTCGTGCGTGGAAGAAGGAAGGCGGCGGCCTGTATCCAGGCGGGCGCGCAGTGTCGCGGGAGGGAATGCGGCGGGGCATTGCAGGCGTGGCCGTGTGGGCGTCAGGGCGGTGCCTCACAACCGGCAGGGATCACCGGTGGCGAGCCGTTGACGGTGTAGCCGCGCTGGCTGCCCAGGCTGCACAGCAGGGCGCGCAGCTGGTCGGCCAGCGCGTGGTACTGGCGCGCCACGGCCACGTGGTTGCGCAGCAGGGCCAGGTCGTCGGCGCCGGTCAGGTCCGGCAGGGCCGGCGGCGGCTGCAGCTGTGCGGGTGCGATGTGCAGGTCAGGGGGAAGGGGCGCCGCCGGTGTTCGCTTCGCGCCAGATGCGCACGAACTCAGGATCAGCATCGCCGCGATCGCGGTGGGGGCTCTGGGCATGGGTCTGGATGTCCCGTTCAATGGTGGTGAACCGGCGCGCGTGTGCCGCCTGCGCGGCCAGGTGCCGGGTTTCGCTGGTGGTGCCAGCGCGATGGTTGCCACGGTCCTGCTGCAGGGCGGCCTGCGCCGCGTCGGCACGCGCTGCCTGCGCGTGGCGCTGTGCGGTGGCCTGCGCCAGGTCGGCACTGCGGTCACGCAGTTCCCAGCCCAGGACCGCGCAGGCGGCGCAGCTGGCCGCGTAGCCGCCCAGCAGCAGGGAGCGTGGGAGGATCACTGCAGGGCTCCTCCGGCGGCGCGGTAGGCGGCCTTCAGCGTGTCCAGCGCGTGTTCCTTCTGCCCGTAGCCGGCGCCTGGCAGCGAGGCCCAGATGCGGCGTGCGGCGCTGACCGCCGCCTCGAAGCGGCCGACACGGACCAGCTCGTAGGCGCCGCATTGCCTGAGCAGTGCGACGGCAGCGCGGTCCTGCGAAACCGGTCCGAAGTCGGGCAGGTCCAGGCGGCGGCGAAGATCGTCCCAGGTGCTGCGCAGGAACTGGTAGCGCCCGGCGGCACTGGAGGAGATGCCATAGCGCGGCAGGGCGACCAGGACGCGGGGATGGTCGCGGTAGTCGGAAAACAGCTGACCACCGACGATCACGTCGTAACCGCGGTCGCGGCTGCGCTGGCTGGGAATGTCGGTGCCTTCGGACACGGCCAGCATGTCCAGGAAGGCGGCGACGTTGGTGCCGCCCAGGGCACTGGCTGCGGCGGCGGTCATGCGGCGCTCCCGCGCTTGCGCACCAGGTCCAGCAGGGCGTCGATCTGCACGCTCTGCTGGGCGATCTGCGCACGCAGGGCACTGACTTCGCCACGCAGCTGGCCGATCTCCTGGGCCATGGCCTCGCGTTCGTGCATCAATCCATCGGCACGCAGCCGTTCGGCCGACAGTTGCTCCTGCAGTGCACGCAGGGTGTTGCCTGTGGCTTCATCGGCGGTGCGCTCGACCCTGGCCGAGGACAGCCACTGGCGCAGCCACAGTGAAGCGGCCACCAGCACGCCGGAGGTGCCCCCGAGGTATTTGGCCCAGTCGGGCACGTTGGACAGCAGCTCGGTACCGTTCATGCGCGCGGGTACCGGTTGAGCACGCCGGCATGCACCGGCGGCATCACCGCGCGTGCACCACGCACGGCACGCTTGATGGTGGTCTGCGATACGCCGAACTCGGCGGCGATGGCGTCGCGCGGCATGCCGCTGGCCACGGCGCGGGCGATGCGTTCGCGGCGGTCGTGCGCACCGGCGGCGAAGCACGAGGCCAGGAACAGCAGCTCGCCACCGAAGTGGGCGACCAGGCGCTGTGCATCGGCATGGCCGAGGATGTCGATCAGGCGGTGGCGATCGGGCAGGGTGGCCGGAATGTAGACGATGACGCGATGGCGGCCGGTGCTGCTGGACGTGCTGGGCGGCCAGTTGCGGACCAGGGTCAGGGCGGCGGATTCGCCGATGACCTCGGCGAGGGTCTGGATGCTGTCAGGCAAGGCGTTCATGGGGCGATGGCTCGGTGGCATGGCTATCCACTGTTGCCATCCCGCATCGCTCGTCAACACCTTTCATCTACTTTCGATGATTCGCCTGGCCATGGCGAGGACGGGCGAGGATGACCCCCGTTCCGTTCGCAGGGCGTCTTCCCTGCAGCGTTCCTGCTGCCGGTTTGCCGCGTTTCCCGTACTCCTTGTACTCACCCTTGGCAAAGGCAGGGCGGAGAAGGGGAACAGGGCAGGGACAGGGTGAGGACGTCTTCCGGCGTCATCCTCACCGCCCGGGGGGCAGGGAGCGCCTGAAACGAAAAAGCCCCGGACGATGCCGGGGCTTCAGGACTGCCTGGAGGGCTCGATCACAGATCGAACACGAGATTGCCGCCGGTCTTGCGCGGGATATGGCCGGCATCGCGCAACCAGCGCGCCGCATTGACCTGGTCCATGCGCTTGACCGGGAAACGATTGGCGAACATCAGGAAGCGGGCCACGGTGACCGACTCGCCCTTGCCCTTCAGCGCGGCCAGGGTTTCGGTGAACCACGGCGCCGGAGGCTGCTGGTTGCCGGGTCGCACGGCAGTACGGTCGGCCTTGCTGTCGGCCTCGGGACGGGCCTGCACATTGCACAGCGCGATGAAGATCGCATCCAGGCTGATCGTGTTCTTTCCATCCTTGGGCTGGGACTTGAACAATTCGATGGCCTTCTGGCGAGTCGACGTGAACTGTTCGACCTCCATGACATTTCCTCTCAGCGAAATCGGTTGGGGATGCAGGGTGACGGCAGGTGCCGTCGCTGTTGCGGGACGACCTTACATCATTTTCGCCGATGATGGGTCGCAACCTGCGCAGGCGGCCCTTGCGGGCCGGGCAATGCGCGGCCCGCAAGGGCCGCAGGAAACACGGTGACAGGGGGTTTCAGACCACCCCTTGGCACATCAGCCGGTCCAGCGCGATGCGCACCAGGTCGGCCGGGGTGCGGTCGTTGACCACCTCGATGTCCACCAGCGCATCGGGCAGCTGCCCTTCCCCAGCGGCGTGGCCCGGGCGCAGCACCCGCACCACCACGCCACCGCGGCGGCGGATCGCTTCGGCTTCGTCGGCCTGGCGCACGCCAACCACGATGGCGCCTGCGGGCGGGACGCGCAGGGCCCCGCGGCGGCCCACGCAGGGTAGGCCCAGGGCCGAGGCCAGCCCATTGGCCAGGGTGTCCTTGCCGGCGCCGGCGTGGCCGGTGATGCCGATCTGCAGGCGTGCCGGCGCAGCAGGCAGCGGGCGGACTGCTGCGGCGTGCAGCGCGGGCCGGGCAAAGGCCGTGGCGAGGATGTCGGCAATCATGCGGTGGCCGCTGTCGAAGGGGAGGGCATTCAAGGGGTTCTGCTCCTGGAAGGGGGAAGCGGCTGCGCGGTCAGTGACCGGCATCGATGCGCGCACGCAGCAGGCGTTGGGTCATGCGGCCACCGCGGGCCGCTGCGGCAATGGGATCGAAGGCGAGCATGTCCGTGCGGGTACGGCGGCCTGCGGCCAGGTGGTCACGGATGGTGCGCTCGGACAGCGCGGGCACCCGCAGGTGGATCTGGCGAACGGTCAGCTGCTCGCCTTCGAAGTCATGCAGCAGGGCAGGCCTCATCGGGCCGCTCCCAGCGCGGTGGGAAACGCATGTTCCAGGCAACGGGGAACGAAGCAGGACACGTCGGAAGCTCCTTCTGGGGTGGCGCAGCCGTGACCGGAATGATGCCTGTTGGGGATGGCTTAGTCAACACCTTTCATCTACATGCATCTCCGATCGATGGAACACGCCTCCACCGGGGGTGTGCTGGCGCGGTGGCATGAGCCAGACCTTGGCCCGCTCCTTGCCGACCACGCGCGTACGCACGCCGTGCCGCTTGACCACGTAGGCGGCCGCTTCGTTGACATCGCGCCGGCTGGGGCGGTCGATGCCGATCGCGATGGCGATCTCGGTGGCGCGGTACTGCGCGCTCCAGTGCTGCTCGGCTACGGCCCAGTTGAAGCTGCGATCGATCATTTCAGCGACCGGTGAAATCGGTTCGTGCTCGCTGTTGGTGGCGTTCAGGGCCTCCAGTTCCCGGGCATCCAGATGCCAGGTCTCACCGTCGCGATACAGCGCGTGCGCCTCGGCCCAGACCTGCTGCATGTCGATGCGCGCAGGCTCGCCCAGCGCCACGGCATGCACGGTCCACCAGCGCGTATTGCCGGTGGCGTCACGCAGGAAGCGTTCGTCGTTGACACTGGCAAACAGGATGGTGCGCCGCGCGTAACGCGACTCGGTGCGTGCGTAGGGGCGGCGCAGCTCGTCGTAGCTGCGCGAGATGAAGGATTTCAGCGCGGCGATGTCGGTGCGGCGGAAGGTGGCATCGACTTCGCCCAGTTCGACGATCCACTTGGAAATGACCTGCTTGACGCTGTCCTTGTTGGCCGGGTCCAGCACCACGCCATCGGCGATCAGCTGCAGCTCCGGCGGTGCCAGCTGCCGGGCCCAGCGCGTCTTGCCCAGGTTCTGCCGCGATACGAAGGTCAGCACGCCGCGGGCGACCACGCCATCGGGCTCGAATGCCGCCGCCACGCCGGAAATCAGCCAGCGGCGCATCAGCACTTCCTTCAGCACGCGGCCATCGGCCATGCGCCGGGGCTCGGCTTCCTGCACGGTGTCGAAGAAGGCCTGCAGGCGCGACTGCCCATCCCATGGCCGCGAGGTGATCCACGTGGCGACCGGGTTGTAGGGGTTGGCTTCGGCTACCTGGCAGAGGTTGGTCTCGAAGCTGCCGGTGGCCATGCCGGCGCGGTGCATGCCGTCCATCAGTTCGCCGGCGGCCACTTCCTTGGCATTGTCCACCGTGGTCTGCAGGCCGGGCACCAGGATCTCCAGATCCTTCTTGATGACGTTGTAGCGCACCGTCACGCCGGTGCGCCGGCACAGCTCGGCCAGGTTGCGCGCCGTGGGCAGTGGGCGGCCACGCGCATTGAAATCGGGGAAGGGGGTGAGCACGTCGAACGCGGACAGATTGCCTGGCACCAGGTAGCGCCCGTCAGCGCGCGTGCCATCGGCTTCGTCCGTGCTGGAATCACCGGTGTCGCTGGGCGCTGGAAGCACCTGCGCGCGAACGGCGGCCAGCCCCTCGCGCAGATGCAGGTCGTTGAAGTCGGTGGGGCGGTCGCTGCTGCCATGCAGTTCGGCGAATTCCGGCCACACCACGCGCGCATCGATCTCCGCCGCCGCGCGGGTGGCCAGGGTCACGCCGGGGTTGTCCAGCGGCTGCCGCGTCCATTGGTCGTTGTCGGCGCAGAATACGATCTGCGCATCGGGCACGGCCGTGCGCCAGGCCTTGCCCACCGCCGCCAGGTTGCCGGCGTCCCAGGCGACCACCACGCACCAACCGGTGGCCTGGTGGATGGAATCGGCGGTGGCATAGCCTTCGGCAATAGCGATGGGCGTGCCGGCCGAGGGCTTGCCGATCACATGGAAGCAGCCCTGCTTGCGGCCGCCGGCCAGGAAGTCCTTGTCCCGCCCGAAGGCCGGATCCACGCGCGGGAAGATCGCCTGCAGCGAGACGATCCTGCCCGTGGCGTTCATCACCGGCACCAGCAGGGCATTGTCGATCTGGCGGAAGACCTGGCCTTCGCCGTTGCGCACCGGCCACGCCGCCACCCGCAGGCCATGGGCCTGCACGTTCTTGCGCAGCAGGTAGGGATGGCCGGGATCGGCCGGCGCAGCGCGGTTCCACAGCGCGTTGGCCAGGCGTGCCGCTTCGTCCTCGCGCAGGCGCTGCTGCTGCTCGCGCTCGCTGCGTGCACGTTCCTGGCGCTGGCGGACCGCGCGCTGCTCGGCTGCGGTCAAGGTGGTGGCCGCGCGTGCGCACCAGGAATGCGTGGTGCCGGTGCGCCAGCTGCCGAACTCGCCTGCCGGCACACCATCGCCGAACAGCACGGCCCAGCCGTTGCGGCTGCCACGGCGGTCACCCTGTACATGGAAACGGACCAGCTCGCCATTGGCGTTGAGGGCATCGCAGCCGCGTGGGTCCGGCACGATGCCCTGTGCATGCATGGCCTGCAGGAAGGCGGCGACGATGTCCTGTGATGGATGCTGGATCTGCATTCGGCGCTCCCCTGTGCTGCGTGGATCCGATCACCGCCGCGTTACGCGCGGCGGCCCTGCTGCGGCCAACACGGTCGCGTCCCACCGCGCGCAGCGGCAGAAAATCTACAGGTGATGAAAGGTGTTGACTGCGGCATGATGCCGGATCAGAATCCGCTCCACAACACCTTTCAGCAACGTTCATCCCCGTCGCTGGGGCGGCGGCTTCCCTCAGCGTTGTCGGCCGTGTGGTTCTGCGATGCCGGTCGCGATCCGCGATATCCGCCCTGTGCCGTCGCAGGTTGCGAGAACCCTTTCTTCGATCATTCAACCACGCCCCGCCATTGCCGTGCGGCGGCGCGTTTCCCTTCCCGTTGCGCCTGCCCGGGCGCCCATGCACAAGGAGTCTGCATGCCCTCTGTCCCTTGCCGAAGAACACGCGTTCTGCCGTGTATTCCACGCCGTTCCGATGCGCCGCTGCCGTTCTCAGCCGGTGCGACCACCCCTCGATAAAATACAAGCCGCATGACGGACACCATCGACGAAGCGCAGGAACTGGAAGCGCGCCATCTGCAACGCGCACTGGCACGGCACGCATCGCGGGCCAGCACCTTTGCTCCCCTCACGCCCAACGGAGAATGCCGCAACCCGGACTGCAGCGAAGACTTCGACAACGACCCCGCCAGGCTCTTCTGCGGGCCGGCCTGCGCCGAGCGTTTCGAGGCCATCAATCAACACCGCAACGCATAG